GGAGTCACAAACGTCTCGGCGTACGTCATCAATGCGTACTCGGTCAGCATGTTGGCCGGTGCCTGAAGCAACGTCATGGCCCTTGCAGGCTCACGTGGTGACCTTGCGGTCTGAACCGATGCGCTGCTGAAGTTGCCCACCAGTTCGTCGAAGTTCGCGGTGTTGCGGTCTTCCTCGAGGTAGGCCGACTGCGTGACGTCCTGCCACTGGTTCTCTACGACGTCCTCCTGCGGATTGTCCATTAACACAACACGCCCAGGAACGTTTCGCACCAGTGCCGGCAGGTCAACGTTCTTGCCGCGCTTGGCGAAATAACCCTTGTTCAAGACGAACTTAACGTTGTCCAAACGCTGGTTCTTGATCTCGTTGATTTCCTCTTGGAGGTCTTTGACCAGATTGGGCAGCGGCTGCGCCAGCGGCTTGTGCGTCTCGATCATCATCGAGCCCATAACGTAGGGCCGTTTGCCGTGAAAAACGGTCATCTCCAGCTGCTCCGGATCGGTCAGCATCCGCTCGCTCCGCAACGTGTAGAACTCGTAGTCCGTGCCGTTCCAGCGGTGGATGTGCCGGTGAACCCAACAGATGTCGTAATCGGACACCGAGCGCCGTTCCAGTGCCGGGTCTTGCTGGTTGCCGACACGCGTGCGCCGGGTTGAGTCGTCGGCACTCTCGGACACCAGAACGGAGTCTGGGTAAGATTTCCACTGCCGGCCCTTGGGGTCTGGACGCGACATTCTGGCTTTGACGTCTACCGCATACATCGGAATAACGTGAATGAGGTACGGCGATGAGTTGACAGGGTCTGTCCACTGAGCAGAGGGGTCGAAGCGGAAATTCTCAATCGGGATGAGGTCAACGCAGGGCTTGTCTTCGTTCCGAACCAGCTTGCCCTTGGCGTCCCGTTTCATGGAGTAGCGCCAGTGGACATGCGCAACTGCCGCGCCCTGTACTTGAGCGTCCTGCATACCGCCCAAAACAATCTGAAACCACGGAACCGATTTTGTGAGCCGATACTGCAACAACTGCTGCATTACCTCGGCTGATACGCGTTCCTGCTGGTCGTTCTGGTTTTGAGCCGTGACGGAAATGCGGTCGAGGTTGGAGAAAAAGGCCGCAGCCGCAGCCGCCTCGTTTTTGCGCACGATGGCCCGAGTCTTGGGCACAAACAGGTGCGAGCGCTTTTTGAAGATTTCCGAGTTGTACTTGCTGTCTCCGGGGTGCTGGTTGTTGAACGCCCGGATGGAATCGTCCCAGAGACGGCGATAGTTAGAATCAACGAAACTCGTGGAGAATCGCCACGCGTCCTTAGCCCGTCTTGACCAGTTGGGTTCGTCGCTCTCGTACTCAAACTCATCATCGTCGTACTGTTCCGGCTGAGCGCCGCCGTCCTCCTCCTCGCTGCCGAGCATCCACAGCGGTGCGTCGCCGGCCTTGGGATCTGCAATGCTTGGCGGCTGCGGTCTGGATTGCGTGCTCTCGCTCATCAGAAAGTCTCCTGTCGATAACGCCACGACGCCGGTACGATGGCCGGCTCGCCAGTCCATGCACCACGCTTAAGACCGAACGCTTCTAGCAGCTGCCCGCCGAACTCGACCGCAGACCGCTGAACTTCCTTCGGCGTGCCCAACTTGTTGCGTGGCAGAAGTGATGCGAAACCTTCCCGGCCCAGTTCCTCAGCCACGGCACCGGCGATGACCAAATGGCGAACAACGATGCCGCCGCCCTGAAATCCAACAATCCAAGGATGATTGGGATAGTGCTGGTTCAGCGCCTTGCCGACCTCGAGGGCCAGTTCCATCTGACTCCGTTCCTCGGGGTCGCCTTGTTCCATGATGTGCATTTTAGGTACTCGGTGGTTCGTAGAATCCCGTGTCGCCACGGTCGGTGGAATCGAAGCCTCGGCCATTGCTGAACTCGTAGACTCGGCGGTCTGGCGCAGAGAACTCGCTGCCCCACGCCCGGCGAACCATTTCGTTCCAGCTGAATTGGCGAGTCGTCACGGGCAAACCGAGTTCTGAAGGAACGCCGCGCCGCTGGTCTTTCGCAGGGTAGAGATATAACGAGTAGTAGCCATCGGCCGACCACTGTGCGTATTCCCCGCCTGATGATGGAGTGCTCGGGCTGGACGCATAACCTGGCGCACCGCTGGCGTTGATCAAAACGCTGTCAGCAGTGAACGCCAGGTTGTTTTGCCATGCGTTGGAGTAGGCCATCAGTCCACCTTCTGCACCATGAAGTTCGCCTCATTGTTGGAGTGGTCTAGTGCGCCGCCAGAGTTCTGGTACACCTCAACGCTGAAATAGTCGCCCGGAATGGCCGTGGACAAAACTGACGAATGCATGGTGCTGGCCACGCTGGCGCTGTTCACTGGAACAGAAACCGTTGTTCGATTCAGCGCCGAGCCGTTTTTGGCAATTCTGCCAATGCGAACGCCTGTTGCGTTGGCCGCAAAGTAAAGCTGCGCGCTTACTCGATACGTGCCCGCTTCCTTGACGTAAATCTTGTCGGTGTTGGCGCTGGTGCTGTGCAGGCCCTGATTGTCAATCTGGTTGGTGTCCCAGTTGAGCGTAGTGAAAGCGCCGTTTGGAATTGACTGCACCGCGCTGCCGGTCACGTAGGCCAGAGACGGCCCGATAGAGGTAAACGGCGTTGTGACGCCCGGCCCAACCGAGCACGAAACCGCAGTGCTCGCGAGGTTGGTGTTGTACCCAGTCGTGGTCGGGGAAATCTTGGTAACGTCAGTGATGAATCCATATGTCGTTGTCGGACTGGTCTGGTTGTCGATCACTTCGCATGACCGAAAACGAACCCCACGGGGATATGTGTCGAACGTGTTAGGAGCGCTTCCATAACCCGCATTCCCGGCCATCACTCGATATGCTTGCGCGAAACCTGCGCCAGCGCCACCAGTGCCCAGCACGTTGACCACCTTGCAGCCGACAAAATCAAGGTTGCCGGTTGCGTAAGTCACGTTAATGGTTGACACGCTCGGAGCGCTGGCCACAAAACCACCAGAGCCGACATTGTTGGCAATACAGCCAGTTATTAGTCCGTCATGTGCGACGTTCGCGAATTTAAATCCCCAGGTGCCAACGCTGTTTGCCGAGCACGCGCTTACGGTAAATCGCGTATTGCCGTTGTAATACGACGGAGTCGTCCCGCTGATAACAGAGCCGCTGAAGTCGTAGCCTTGATCAACCGTCGTGCTATTGCAGCCAACGATGGTGCAATCCCGAATCTCCTGAAACAAGAACCCCCGGCTATAAAGCGTTTTCGCCACGCTAGAAATGACGGTCTGCATGTTGTTCGCGTTGCAGTTCGATATGATGAAGTTAGCGCAGTCGGCAATATCAAACCCGTTCTGAATGTCGTTCGTCGGGTCTGGCGTGTAGGCCGCCACGCAATCTCTGACCAAGCAGCCGTCAATCACGAACCGTTTGGACTGCCGAACCTGAATACGCGAACCGTTGCCGTTGCCGGTCACCGTGACGTTGGTGATGCGAAAGTTCTGGTTGTAACTGCCGTCGGCGTTGGTGACGCGCAAAGCAGACTTGCTGCTGTCGTCGTTTGCTCCGGTGTTCTGCGTGCTGCCCATGTTGAAAAGGCAGTTGTCTATAAACCAGTTCGACAGGTTGTAAATCCACAGCGTTGCCACGCTGGCCGTCGTCGGGCTGAGCTGAATGAAATTCGCGTTACGCAGGCCGACGAATGAACTCGGTTGCATCGTTCCACTGATGGCGTAGGTGAGCCCGCCGCCGTCCACAATCTTTCCGCTCTGAAGTGCGGCCAGAACTGCTGCGCGGTCGTCTGTCGTGCCATTGCCCACTGCGCCGTAAGCGATGGGCGAGACGACGCTGTAGTACGAACCGCCGACCGATGAGTACAGCTCTGTGAAGTTCTGATTGATTTTGTTGAACGCAGTGCGCCCAGGGTCTCCGGTGTTGTCGCCGGCCACGGTTCCAATGTTGACGGTCTGTTGAGCCATGCTAGCTGTACTCCGGTTCCATGATGTCGCTGTCGATGTACTCAGGCGCTCGAGGATCCATGTCGTAAATGCGGCTGACCGCATCGATCAAGTCCTTGAGCCCGCAAAATGGATAATACGCCACTTGCATCTTGAAACGCTCACTCAGGTTATATAGCTGGCCGTTCTCGTCCCGGTACACAATTGGCCGCGCCACCCGGTAGTCGTAGCCCTGCGCAATCATGCGCTGCTGCTGGGCGCTCATGTCGGGCTCATCGTCTCCCGGCTCTCTTGGCAGATGAAATGCGTGGTTGCGAAAGTCTGGCAAGAGCCTCTGAACTCGGTCGTCCTTTGACCCCGGGCTGTCGTGCGGCCATTCCAGCGGGTCGATGCTCAGGCCTTGGACGTTCTCCGTACGAATGCGCTCCTCGAAGTAATCCATATCG